TATTATTATTAAATTTATTATTAGTATATCTATGCTATTAGTAATATTGTTTAATATATACACATGAAGTATGATAATAGTATAACATATAGCTTTTACAATAATATGAGAATAATATGCTAAAATGTGGAAAGCAATTAAAAAATGTGAAAACTGTAAAAAATGGAAAGAATTAAGTGAGTTTTTAATTAGGGAAGATAGAACTCCTGAACGATATGCGTTTTGTTTTGAATGTATGAAAACTTTGAATCGTAGATGTGATTATCCAAAAGTAAAAAAAAGAGGTGGTGGAAAAATTGAGGGCATAGAGCAATTGGAATAAATAGAGTAGTGTCTAAAACTGTGGCTTGCTCAACAATTGCTTTATTTATATTTTATAAGGTGGTGCTGACTATAACCCACATCGACTGAAGCTGAAGGTCAGCATAGGCTTCGACAGCATTTAGGATTATTATGGCATTTAAAACTTGTGAAATACCAGAAGGACGTAAACTTGGTTATGGTTATAATATCGAATATGCTCAGATAGCATCAAGATTAGCTGCTGCTGGTTTTACTCTTAAAAATATTGCTTATGCTCTTGGAGTAAGTAAAAGTAAACTTTCAACCTGGCGTAAGAAATTTCCTGATTTTGATGAAGCGTTGAAAAATGGTAAGGAAGTTGCTAAGAAATATTTGATTTCTAAAGCATTATTAGTAGCTGGTGGTTATGAATATGTTGAGAAGAATATTACATTGAAAGAAGATAAGTTTGGAGACTTGAAAAAAACAATAAATGAAATACATAAACAACAGAAACCAGACCCACAACTATTGATGTTTATGCTTTGTAATATGTGTCCAGAGGAATTTAAATCAAAACATAAACTTGAAATTGATGAAAACAAAAACATTACTGTAAAACTTGATGCAGCAACAATAGCTAACGATATACGAAAACTTGCTGGCAAATTATATCAAAGTAAACAATTAGAAGATGGAAGTGGAAAAAAAGAAAGAAAACAAATTAAATCAAGAATTATCCAAGAAGCAGAAATAGCAAAATGAAAATATCTGATTTTAGTAAAATTGATTCTCCAGAAGCATTTTGGTCTATTATACCAAGAGAAATTCAAGATAATATAGAATTTAGATTGAATATCCACACTATGTTAGCTAAAGACCAGGAAGCACAAGAAATTTTTTTGCAGATGTGTTTTGAAAAACCACAGATTGCTTTTGATTTAATGTTTTCTACTTATGACCCAAGAAAAAAAGCAGGTTATAAAAACATTCCATTTATTCTTTATCCTGAACAGATTCCAGTAGTTGATGCTATTAAGGATAGCATTGATAATGGACATGATTTGATTGTAGATAAAAATAGAGATGAAGGAGCAACTGAACTTATTTGTAAAATGTTTGCTCTTTATTGGATTTGTGTTCCACAGAGTTATTTTCTCGTAGGTTCAAGGAAAGAAGCATTGGTTGATGAGGCTGTTGATGTAAAGAATGGAATATTGGTTGGTTCTCATAAATGTTTGATGCACAAAATTCTTTATGCAATTACAAAACTTCCAAAATGGATTCCAGTTTACTTTGATAAAAAACATTTATTTTTTCAGAATTTGTTAAATGGTGCAGTTATTGAAGGCGAAGCAACCTCTGAAGGTTTTGGGGCTGGTAATAGGGCAGATGCAGTTTTAATTGATGAGGTGGCACAAATACTTCCTGAGATTGCCCAGGATATTATTGACAATGTACATGATGTTTCTCCTTGTTGTATTTATAATTCTACTCACGGCCCTTGGGGAGCAGGACATCCATACGCAAAACTTCTTGCTCCATCTGGAAGCGGTGGAATACCAGTAGTTCAGTTAAAATGGGAAGACAATCCTATTAAAAATCCAGGAATGTATAGAAGTCCTGATTATGATATTATTGAGATTAAAGATATTAATTATTATAGAAATATTTGTCCTGAAGTTTTTAATAATATAAATGCTTTAGAACCATTTAAACTTTCAGAGTTTGAAAAAACAGCATTAACCTATCCAGAGGAAATTCAAGAAAAATTAAGAAATATTCGTTTTATTGCAGATGGTGGAGAATCCAATTTTAAAAGATGGAGAAGCCCCTGGACTGATTATGAAATTATAGATAGGAATAGAAGTCCTTTAGATGCAGCACGAAATATTTGGAGAGTGGCTGAAGGTGCTGCTGATATGTTTTTTGATTATGCTCTTATTGAAAGAGTTAGAAGTTTATATGAAAAAGAGCCTGATTATTATGGTGAAATAAATTATGATGTTGATATTAATTCTGTTACTAAAGTTCCAAGAATTAAGAATGTAAAATTTACAAAAGGAACTCCTAAAAGTTGTTTTAAATGGTGGGGAAATTTAATAAAAGATAGACCGACACAACTTCATAATTATATTATAGCTTGTGATATATCAAGAGGAACTGGAGCATCTAATTCTGTAGCTGTTGTTTGTGATGTTAATTTAAATGAGATTGTTGGATTATATGTGAATCCGTTCATTGATGTTACAGATTTTGCAGAGCAAGCATTGGCATTATGTAAATGGGTTGGTGGTGCATATAATAATCCATTTTTGATTTGGGATGCTGGTGGCCCTGGGGACACTTTTGACCACAGAATAAGAAAATTTCATTATCCGTTTGTATATATCCAAAGAAAAGAAAGAACTAAATCCAGGAATAAAACAAAGAAAAGAGGATTATATTTATCAGCAGGTCTTAATGGCAACAGATTAATTTTGCTAAATAATCTTTATTCTGCTTTAATGGAAAGCATAAAAAGCAAAAAGAATTTTAAGTATATTGTTATACACGATAAAGATTTTTTGAGAGAGTTATCAGATTATAAATTTGATGAACATAGAATTGATGTAAATCCATCGACAAATGTTCAGGATAGTTCTGGGGCTAAATTTGCTCACGGTGATAGAGTAATTGCTACTGGATTGGCTATTATGGCAATGGAAGAACAGCCAAAAGCAATCATTGAACAAATACGAACTCCACCTAAAGATAGTTTTGAATATAGATATAGAGAATGGAAAGAAGAACAGGAAAAAATAAAATTAGAGAGAAGAAACTTCTTGTTTTAAATCAATCTCTTGAAAGACCTTCTTGGGTACAAGATAATCTTCATGCCTATAAAAATAGATATACTTCTAAAAAAATATTAATTGATTACTTTGTGAAGTCAAAAGGAAGAATGTAATGGCAAAACATCCACTGATGGAAAAAAATGTTCGTCAAGGTTTTGTTCATAGGTGTCAACTCCTTGTGAAATATTGGCAAAGAAAAGCTGAAGCAAGTTTAAAACATCGTCAAAAAATGTTAGCTGCAAGAGCATCTGGTTTTTATAATGCTGGATATTCAAGACAACATACAATTAATTTAATAGATAGAGGTGTAAGTACTGTAGTGCCATATCTTGTTGAAGGAAATCCCAGGATATTGGTAACTACGCCAGTATCAAATTATAGAGGATGGGCTTATACAACTCAATTAGCAATAAATTATTTTATAGAAAAAATTAAATTTGCGGAGAGAGTTCTTATTCCTATGGTAAGAAACTCTATGTTTGGTGCTGGAATTACAAAAACAATTACACAACATAATTCAAATTTTATTTATGAAGATGTTGCCTATAGGCTTGGTATTCCAACAGTTGAAATTATTGATGATTCAAATTACATTGGTGATTCATCTGCTACACGCAGAGAAGATTTTATGATAGAGGGAGATATTTATAGATTGCCGACAGAATATGCAAAAGAATTTTTTGATAGAAAATTATCAGGTGGGAGAAATGTTGCTGATTATATAAAGGCAGACAGTAAACTTCTTGATAGATATGACCCAAAAGAAATATCTTCACCAAATTTTGATATAGGTAAACTTGGATTGAGAGATTACAGTACATTTATAGATTTATATATCTATGATGAAGGTACAATTGTTACAATAATGCCTGATGGTAAGGCTGCTATTAAAATAAGAGAAGAAGATTATGATGGGCCTGAAGGCGGGCCTTATGATTATTTAGCTTATAATTTTTTCCCCGATGAACCAATTCCGATACCTCCAGCCTGGTCTTGGATGGATATGGATATTACTACAAATATTCTGATTGATAAGATGAAAGCACAAGCAGAGAATCAAAAAGATATTTTAGCATACGAAGCTGGTGCAGAGAAAGATGTGGAAAGGGTTGCTAAAAGCTCTAATTTATCAACCGTTAGAGTAGATGACCTTGATAAAATTAAAGCAGTTAGTTATGGTGGAGTTAATCCATTAAACTATCAGTGGGTTAGTTATATCGAAAATCAATTTACTAAACAAGGTGGTAATGCTGATGCTATTGGTGGTCGTGGAGTTCAAGCTCCGACATTAGGCCAAGAACAAATGATAATGGCAAATGCCACCAGAATAATTAACAATATGTACAACAGATTTGTTTCTGTTATGATGTCTCAAATAAATAAACTTGCCTGGCATTTTTGGACAAATCCAACAACTTTTGTTCCTGTTGTTAAAGAAATTCCAGGTGTAGGTTCTTTGCCAGCTTTCTTTTCTAATGCTGATAAAGTTGGTGATTTTTATGATTTTATATTTAAAATCATGCCTTACTCAACAAGCAGGGAGAATCCGCAAACTAAACATCAAAAAATGGTACAATTTTTAAGTCAATGGGTATTACCAACAATGCAGCTTGCTTCTGCTCAAGGTGCTGAAGTTGATATTCCTCTTGCTACAAGGATTCTTGCTGATTATATAGGCTTAGAAGAATTTAATCAAATTTATAAAACTGCTATTCCGCATGAGCTTGAAGCTGTTCCATACCAAATGCAACCATTTGGATTGGCTGAAACAAAAAGAAAAACTCCTGGTAAAAAGAAATCTACAGGCCAGCTTAATGATT